GTATAGCCAAGCGCCGGGTTAGCCATGGCCCACGCATTACGATCTGTTATCTTTGCAAATTGAGGCGCTGAATACTCATAAAACCCAAATGATTTAGGTGGAAAACTAAGGGCTCTTTCCCGGAGATCATTAAGCACCGTACTAAACGAGTCCCCGGCATTACTCGTTAGCAGAGTTTGAGCGTTTAATTTTGCACGAGTGGTCGGGGTAGCCGCGCGAAAACCCTCCTCTGAAATTTCGCGTACCTCATCGATATATAAATACGAGGCGGACCGGCCGCGGCTGCCGTCTCTAGTAGCTGCGACCACATCGAGCCTATTTCCATTTTTTAATTCTATGGACTCCGTGCCGTTAGCGTGGCGTATTTGCTTTACCTGTTTACGCATCCAATCGTTACTTTCAATCGCTCCGACTACCTGCCTAAAGGTGTCCAAGGCCATCGATCTATTAGAGCTCATCATAAGCACGTTAGGGCTATCAAATAAAAACATGTGCCCCAGCATCATCATCCGAGCAAGGTGCGTTTTACCTTGCTGCCGGGCCACGAGTATGAGGTTAGTTTTGCGGATAAACATATTATCTTTATCGACCATACACATATCGTCTATGACAAATTTTTGCCAAGGTAAAAGCGGCATCTCTATCGAGTCTGCAAGCTGCGAGATCTCGATACCCCGAGATTTGCCCTTGAGTAGTGGCGAGTGCAGGCGAGGCTTGGTAGCCCCCATGAGAGGTTTTTTCTTTCTAGGCATATCCCTATCAATCCTGACTAGTTTGGCCCTCACAGGGGCCTGTAGGGACCGTACTGGTCGTTTTTGGGGAGGCATAGGTTGAAATGGCAGGGGGGGTAGACTGTTTGGCTAAAAAAACGGCTTGAGAGCGTGATCCTTTAGCGCTATTGCAACGCTTACAGCATGCGATCATATTATCCAAGCTAATCGGATCTCCTCCGGCCTTGATGCTTACTATGTGGTCTACAGTATTAGCATCCTGCCCACAGTAAACACAGGTGTACCCGTCCCTTGCTAATACTATGAGGCGTTGAGCCTTGTACTTACGTGTAAGCCTTGGATCCCTTGTACCGTGCACCATTAGATATCATCCAGACATATAGAGCATAGTAACCATGAGCCCATTTCTATTAGCTCTGACTCAGGCTTTAGATCCTCACACCTTGAGCACTTATCTAAGTATCTATTAATGACCATTAGTAATGACCAGTCTTTAGATGATAAGCATATGCCTTGCATGGTGTGGTATGTCTATGGGCTATGTACTTAAGGCCTAGATCTATCTGCTTATATGGATCATGCTCTTTTAATTTAAGTAGCTGAGGTATGCCATAGGCAGAGCTCTTAGGGTTATTGGCCCTTGGATCCCACTTACTCTCTCTATTCCATAATAGCTCTAGGCATCGATACTCTTTTGAATTAGTGAGTTTTATATGCGCGTAGAGTTTGTAGTTTTCTTTATCTCTTGGTGTGTTTATAGCTTGTGATGCAGGCATATTGCTAAATAGCAATAGCCCGGCCATAAGCACCAAACTACGCCTGCGAGCTAACCGCGGTAGCGGCTCGCCTGCGAGTATGGAGCGTAGCCTATAGGTCAAGTTACTAGCGAGTATGTGGATAACTTGAGCGTATTGCCTGCGTGTCGTCCACAGGTTTTTAACACCTGTGGATAACACCTGTGGATAACTATTTAGCATCTTTACCCCATCCCTTACCCTTAAACGATATGCCGGGAGCATGGTAAACCTGCCTCATATGAGTACCACAGCACATAGGCGCTGCGGCTGAGGTGATCGGCTGCTCTAGCTCGTAACGGATATTGCATAATAAACATTCATACTCATACATTGGCACGGATATAACCTGCCTTACTTATCTCGTAAGCTAGTGCCGCCGGATCTATATCGGACTGTTTATTTATATACGACTCAATAAGTAATATCAGCTGATAATTACAGGTTTTGGGATCGTGAAACATCCCACAATAAACACAGCCTGGCCTAATTACTGTCATTTACATCCTCCAACATTACGATCCCCATAACGCCGCATTTAACGCATTGGAGCGCCTTAACGTATGAGGGTAGGTTATCGGTTACGACACGCTCTATATGCTCGGTCACTTTTGCACATAACCGGCACTTAGTTTTATACGCCATATTGTGACCTCTTTAGATATTGCATCTCAAAGAGATTAGATCGAGGTACCCAATAGTTATCTTGGTAAGGATGCTTATATTTAGGCACCTTGGCCATGTGCACCGGCATCCATCCTAAGAGGATATAGACCGGACTCCATCCGGTAACTAACACAGCTACATCATTAGGACGGCCCGGGCCTCTGTTTTGTAAGATCAAATGGCCGTTAGCGTGTTTAGTCCATTTAACCTCGATATTTTCGCCTACGTCTGCCTCCTCGTGGGCATTGTGTATTTTTGGCACAAAAGCGTAATCGCCAAAATAGTTAGCTACAGCCGTCTCAGCTGAGGCACCCTCGGCCTCTTGCCATACTAGCTCGTGCCAGTTTTTATAAACTTGGCCAAAATTACTAGCATCGCTTGTATTAGCATTTCGCACGATCGTGCGCTCGAGTCCTACTCTATGAGCTGTTACCTCTTGAGATCGATCGAGTATTACCTTGGCTACTTGCGACATTCTGCACACAGCCACATTACGACCTCGCCGGTATGATCTCTCACAGACCAGCCGCCAAGAGGACTAACGTACTTTTCACATTCATCGCACAAAATAACTTTAAGTACAGTTACCTCGCCGTTTTCATGGATAGTGGTAGATACGCCATCTTTGATGAAGGTTAGATCTCCCATAGCTGCACCACCATCGCTGTAAACAAACAAATCTGAAAGATCACCAAAAGTATTACTAGCTTTGTTTTTGTCATACTTGAGGCTTCCATTTTCCATCTGAGCCCAGTACGTGCCAATATGGCTGGCATTGATTAGCGCGTAACTTTTCGGTGCATTTGTAAGCAGCCCACGGCTTACCGGTAGTTTTGGCCGTACCCTCAGCCCAAACCATCGTCCCATGCGGACAACGTGGAGCCTCAGCTACTAACTCGCCTCCCAGCTGCGTACCGATCTCAAGAATAGCCGTAGCCATTGTGGACATATCCTCTATTGATGCTTTCTTACTCCACGGATCAGAGTCAGCCGGTAAAGTCTCTACCTTTTCCATATCCTGCACCGTAGGCCTCGAGTTATGCTCAAGGCTTGGAGTTAATAGACCGATCACGCGACCGTAAGCGCTTGTAATTGTGTCCTCGATAAACCATTTTTTCATATTGTTTGGATAAGTCGAGACGTTACCAAATGCGTAATCTACGGCGCTTGGCACGTTGTCCTCGTACTCACGATAGGCCTCAGCCTTTACTAAAATCGTGCCTTTGATGATATCAATATCCTCAATATAAGCTACTAAACGACCACTTGGAAATTCTGATCTAAACCGCTTAATCCGAGCGTTTACATCCTCGTAATTATCTAAAAACCCCATCAGATTAGCTCGCTCTCTTTAAGAGCCTTAGCGATAGCGCGGCCTCTAATAAAGCCCTCGCCGTGGCCGTGCTTAAAACCTATGGAGTAGCCAACTGTCATAAACAAAAACCCTAAAGCACAAGCTCCAAGGCTTACTAATATATCTGCACTATTCATCTTTCGCCCTTTGTTAAGGCCGATCAAGCTACTAACCGAGTAGCCCTCTCAGCGTTTGTAGTATCAGTATGAGGGCTTTTTGTCAGAAAGCAAAGCCTATAGCCTCTTGGCGTGTCGCTACTTGGCTAGCCTGTCCTCGAGCAAAATCTCGTAAATACGATCCACTCTCATCTCAATACGCTCTACGCGCCCGGCTAAATTATGGCCGCCGTTACCGTCAGGCTTTAACTCTGATAAATAATAGATAACCAATTTACGGATGAGCCCAGCCCATAACCCCAAAATAGTAAATACCCCCAAGGTAATACCAATTACAAGCTGGGCTCTTTCCATTACTTAGTTACGCCAAACTGTCCCTCGGACGGTTGGACGGCCTTAAGTAGTGGCCCAATTAGCCCAGCGATAAACGCATTAGCTAATACTTTTGGATCGGTAATACCGCTCATATAGAGAGCTGCCGCACACGCCACAGCTGATCTAAGATAGGACTTACCTACCGCGATTGCTTGCTCTTTCATTGTCTTGCTCCTAAATGCCCTTTAGGATTTGTCTTACTGTAAACCTAAACTAGAGATTAAAGCCTTAGCCTTGGCCGGTGACACCTCTACCTCAAAGTGCATATCATCCGGCCGTGTCTTAAAATCGCCACCCCACTTGAGGCCGTATTTTTTAGCGAGCGCACGGATCATAGGTATTTTCTCAGCTGGGAAAGTGCCAGCCTTGCCGAGAGGATGCTTTGTAGCATTGAGATCGATAGCCGTGCCGGATGAGTGACAAGAGAGCTTAGTCGGGTTGCCTCTAACCATCCTGTAGGCATACCCCCAATCGTCAAAAGTGCCCTCGTCTATCGGCTCAATTAGCTCGTGAAACTCAGCCGCAAAAGCGGCCAAGAGTGGGCCCACACTCTCGGCACACCTTAGTTTACGATCCGTACCCCTTACCGGGTAGGACTTTATTTTTATCTCTGCCGCATCTTTAGAAGCCGGGTAGCCGTTATAACTCGTCTCCATTAGGAAAGTAAGAGGCGAGCCTCATCCTCGGTAATACCCAATTTAACTAATAACGCATCCTTTTGAGCAGCTACAGCGGCTCTTTCATCCTCTAAACGTTTTGCCTCGATCTTGTCTAACTCATATTGTGCATACTCGGCCTCGTTAAATTCGCGCCGTGTCTCGCCCTCTTGAGTAAATAGTTTTTCGCTCATGCTATCCCCTTAGTTTTGGTAGCCGTACACAAAGTACGATCCGGTAATTGTCGCTCCACCACTTGTTAAAAATGAAAAAGAGTCAAATTGAGAGGTGGAATTCATCCACGCGCCTAAAGAATAAGCTGCAAAAGCATCCATCCCAGAGTTATAACCGAAACCAGTACCCATAATTTGTTTTTTGGCCGCAGCTTGTGGAGATGTAAAATCAAGAGATAGACCAAGAGTGCCCGGTGTACCGGTTGCATTGTGTGCAAAAGTAAAGAAAGTGCCGCCGTTAATATTTGTTTGTGTTTGAGCACTACCATCTACGCGCGATATTGTAAGCGCGCTGTAGTGAGTAGATCCTGAGTTATCTGTACCGCTTGCACGATAACGGCAATTTATCGCAGTGTTAGCAGATGATGATGAGACGATAAAAATGACTTTGTAGTTTGTATAAGTAGAGCTAAAAGTGCTGTTAGGTAGAGATACGCTAGAGACTGCCGAGAAAGTAGCGCTAGTAATTAGTGTTAAACCGCTAGCCGCTGCCGCTGGGGTTGCCCATGCTAAGCCTGTAGCAGCTGTTGAGTCTGCGGTTAAAATTTGTCCATTAGTACCGACCGCTAAACGTGCCGGAGTATCGTTAGCCGTAGCTGCGATTAAATCGCCTTTAGCATCCACGATAGAATTTTGGATAGCGTTAGCGTCATCTGTAGTAACCCATGTAAAATCAAGATCGGTATTAGTATTTTTGCTTAATACCTGTCCTGTAGTGCCGCCTTTAAGATCGAGTAAAGAGGCATCGATCGAGTCACCTAGTGCCTCAATAGCCGTAGCTCCATCTTTTACTAGATCGGTACTTGTAGGCACCGGCCAGCCAAAATTAGGGGTAGTAGTTGCCATTACGTTAGTCCTCCTATTGCATTTTCCCATTCAAGCGTAGCATTTACGCCGGTCCAAATCAGGTTAGACGGACTTACTGTGTCCCATTGTGGCGCGACTAAAGAGAAATCCGTAGGGCTTAAGGTAAGGGTCATATCAACATAGGCCGGCGTAGCTCTGATAGCAAAGCCCTCTACAAAGCCGTTAAAGGATCCGTTAAACATACTAATCGGCAGATCGTTAATAATCATCGGTTGCCCAAAAAATACATCTATGAGCTTATTACGCTCGGCATCCGGTAAAGCGGTGCTATCTAGTCTAAAGGTAAGGTTTTGTAGCTGCTCTCTAGGGATAGCGCGTAGGCCAAGCTCTCTATTCATTACGGTATTAACATCGGCCAAATTGTGCAGATTAGAGGTAACGTTACGCTGGTACCTGCCGTAATTGGCTACCGAGTCTGTATCTACAGCCGTAGCGCTATTATTGTAATTATTACCATAATTAAACACTAGGGAGTTACGGATCTTGCCTATCTGCAAAATCGTTTTAATACTCGAGGGAGTAGCGTAATTGGCCGAGATAGTCGTATAGCCGTTAGTGGATAGATAGGTCGTACGGTGATCTGCATCGGCATAACACACTCGCCCGGCTTTGTCCTCGTATAGCTGCCCGAGAGCGCTTTGTGCAATTTGAGCGCATAGATTGTAGCTACTAAAAGGCTCCGCAGCTCTTGAAATCATCTCATATAAGCCAGGTTGATCTATCTCGCCAAGCCCTACGTTTTCAGCATCGGCCCACGTTGTCGTAGGGTTATAGTTAAACCATTGTAAAGCTGGGGCTACCTCAAACCAAGAGTTAATAAGTAGCTCGTTAAGTATGTCGTATATCTGATTACCGT